GAAAATTACCGCCGGCAGTATTACTTTAGAATTGTAGCAAGTAACGGCAGGATTTTATGCCATTCTGAGAACTATACAAGAAAGGTTAATTGTATAAAAGGCATTAATGCGATGAATAATATTTTATTTCATGGAAAGACAAAAGGCGGTATAAAATGCAAAAAGAAAAGATAATCACAGGCAAATTTGGCCCACCACCGGAAGCAGCCAAACGCATGGTAGACAACGACAAGGCAAGAGAACCAAGAAACCCTATACTAAAGTTTCTAAAGAAGTTTTTCATGGGAGAAGGCTATTAAAGAATACCAAAAACAACTGATAAAAGAGATTGAACAGATAGTTGAACATGGCTATGGAGAACTGCGCATAACCGTTGAAGATCTGCCTAATGCTAGGACTAGAACCAAGATAATTATACTGGCTGGTAAGAGTTTTGTATTCTTTGAACATAAAGAACTAAAAATAAATAATCCTAACATAATTTGACAAAGGTATTAATATCATGTAAATTTGAGTTAATCATATACTACATTGACCTTGACATGGGTCAGACTCCTAGAGGGGTTGGGTTGGCGAAAAGCCGGCTCAACCCCTTTTCATTTACGAAAGGAATTAAAATGGGTAAAGGTAAATTTGGTAGTTGTATAATCTGCGGTGCATCAGATAGCACTATTGTAGCTGGTATCTGTCATGCTTGCCGCACAGCAGGTAAGACAGTAAAGAAAGATTTTAAGCAAGAGAACAAAGCGATTAAAGAAGCCCCACGAAAGAAAACTCCACCTATAAGCACAAGAGCATTTAAAGGTAAAAAATAATGCCAAGACCGAAAAAAGATAACATTGATTTTCTACAGTTTGAAAAGTTGTGTGCATTTCATTGTACTGAAGCCGAGATATGTCATTTCTTTGATCTGACAACAAAGACCTTAAACCGTATGCTTAAAACACGTTACGGTCAAGGTTTTTCCCAAGTGCATAGAAAGTATGTAAGTTTTGGAAATATAAGTATAAGACGAACACAGTTCCGGCACGCTGAAAGACATCCTGGTATGGCTATGTTCTTGGGTAAAGTATATCTGGGACAGAGAGAACAAGACAAAGCAGACATCAATATTAACAATACGGTAAACAATAATGACATTACAATCACAAGAGAAACCGAAGAAGAACGTAACCGAATGCGCGAACATCTCAGAGAATACATACAATAGTTTTCGTATGTTTTTCTTTGAAGTATTCGGCCCGGCAATAAAAGCTGTTGAAGGACAGTTTTTAGCAGGCCGGCATCTATTCAATTGGGCTACTATCTTGCAGGTACATTCCAGAACAAGTTTTGTTGCACCGAGATTTCATCTAAAGTCAACTGTCATACTAGGTTATCTGGCCTGGAAGATATGGCGGATGGAACATAAATATAATGAATGGCTGTTTATTGGATACCGGGGAGATTTGGCAGCATACCAGATGAAACGGCTTAAACGATATATTAAAGCCATCCCGGAGTTTGCTGTACTTGAAGATATGACTAGAGCCGAAAGCATATTACATTATAAGTATGGTAACTATGAGTTTAAATGCGAGCCTGAAGGTATATTCACAGCTAACAGGGGTAGACATCCTAACGGTTTGATTATGGATGATATACTAAAGGATCCTGAAGTTAAGCTGGATATATCGCAGTTGCAGAAGATAGAGAAACTGTTCTTAGAAGAATACGAACAGATGCCTAAAGAAGAATGCCACATTGTAGGCACACCACAGGATGAGGAAGATATATTTCACCGGCTAGAGCAGATGCCTAACTATTATTCTAGACGATGGACAGCAGTAGAAGATTATAAAGAAAAGAAAGTGTTATGGCCAGAGAAGTTTTCGTTTGATAAGTTGATGTTAATTAAAGAATCTATTGGTGATAAGGCGTTCAGTAAAGAGTATCAATGTCGGCCAGTACGCGGTGCTGAAGGGTACTTCTTAGCTGAAGAATTGGATCAGGTTATATACAAGAGATTAAAGAACAGGTCAATATATGAAGAACCTAAACTCAACGAATATTGCTATGGTGGCCTTGATATTGGAAAGAAACGGCATCCATCGCACTTATCAATTTATGGCAAGAACAGAAAACATGAACTTGTGCAGCTTATATCTATGTGGATGGATGGGGTGGATTACAAAGACCAAGTTAATACCTGCGCAGAAGTCATTAAGAATTTTAATGTGTTCCGTTTGTATTACGATGACACCAGGGCAGAATTTGAAGGATTTAGAGAGGTTGGAACATTGCCTGCGGAAATGGTCGGAGTTAATTTTACTCATAAAAAGAAATACGAAATCGCTACCAAGTTTGAAACGAAAGTCCGGACAAAGACGATCAAGTTATTAAAAGATGCAAGACAAAGGCGGCAGATAATCAATTGCGATAACGATTTAAAGAGTATGGAAACACCTGAAGGGCATGGGGATAGTTTTTGGTCAACAGCGTTAGCAATAGATGCGGCGCAAGATACTGGCGAAGATATTAAATTCTTATAAAGGCGGATAATCATGGGACTATTTGACATATTTACAAAAGCTAAAAAACCAGGGCAAGTAGATGTCCGAGTACCCTGGGTTAATGTGTTAGGTTATGAAAAGACGTATGGCAAGACTGAACAAACCCGGAACCAGACACAGATGGTTGAGGAGTACAAGTCATGGGTTTATGCTTGTGCAACACGAAACGCTTATAGTGTGGCTAAAGCTAAACTAAGGTTATACAAGCGTACCAATTCAGCACAGGGCGAAGAACTAACAGAGATATTTGACCATCCGTTTCTTGACCTGAAAAAGAATGTCAATCCGTTCTTCAATATGTTTGAGTTATGGACATTGACAACACTATTCCTTGAACTTACAGGCAACGCTTATTGGTGGATACCTAAAGGCAGTCTGGGCGTACCGCAAGCTATATGGAACATCCCGGCAAACTGGGTTAGTATCGTGCCAAGTGAAGAAAAGTTTATATCAGGCTATGTGGTCAAGGTACCAGATAAAGGCGAACCCATGCCATTTGATGAAGAAGAAATCATACATTTCAAGTATCCATCACCATTTGACTTGTTTTATGGTACGCCACCATTGATGGGTGCGCAATATGCAGTTGATCTTAATAACCATCTAAAGAAATGGGGCATAAATTTCTTTATGAACAATGCACAGCCAAGCGGCGTACTACATACAGAGAATGCGTTAACCAATGACCAGTTTCAACGATTACGAGATATGTGGAATCGTAAATATAGAGGATCCAGCAATGCGGGTAAACTAGCTATACTAGAAAAAGGGTTAAAGTATCAGCAGATAGGTAGCGATCTAGCAAATATGCAGTTAAGGGATTTGAACAGGGATATCAGGGATGAGATCCTGGCTTGTTTCGGTGTGCCGGCATCTAAGCTAGGATTAGTTGAAGATGCTAACAGGGCTAATGCTGAAGCTAACGATTATACATACCAAAAAGAAACTGTTATGCCTAAACTGATATTGATGGAAGAAAAGCTAAACGAAAAGTTTATGCCTATATATGACGAAACTTTAGTTGCCAAGTTTGATAGTACGGTTCCAGAGGATAAAGAGTTTAGGCTTAAAGAACAGACTGAACATATCCGATCTGGATATAGTGCTATTGATGATGAGAGGGCTAAAGATGATGAAGATCCATATGAAGTACCGGAAACTGAACATCCGTTAATATCGTTTAGCGTAACACCGGCTACTGGCGAACCGATAGAAGAACCGGCACTACCCGGTAATTTACCGGTAAATGATGAAGATGGTGAAGATGAAGAAGAACCCAAAAAAGGCAGAATGACTAAAGCCACCGATCACCGAACACGCAAATGGAATGTGTTTAGCAATATGGCAGCACCACAGGAACGGTTATTTGAAAAGGTAATGCGAAAGTTCTTTACTGAACAGATGTCAGAAATGTTTACTAACTTAAACAAGTTCAAGTCATTCAATAAAGGCAATACTGAAGAAGATTTGTCCTCTTTTGTGTTGTTCAATCTAATTGCGCAGAACGGTAAACTAAAAGAGGTTGCTACACCGAACATAACAGAGGCATACAGATCAGGCGCAGCGTTGGCAGCATTTGAAGTTGGTATAGATTTTGAACTAATAGAACCGTTAATACTACGCGCTGTTGGCCCCAGGATAGACTTCTTTGCTAAAGCTGTTAATGATGCAACGTATTTAAGCATAAAAGACAGCATACAAGAAGGTATTGCAGAAGGTGAAAGCATTGATGATATAGCCAGCAGGTTAGACAAGATATCTGAATTTATTAAGAAACACCGATCTAAACGCACAGCACAGACAGAGGTTATTGGTGCAACTAATGATGGGCAGCTAGCATCTTATATAGAAGCCGGTATGACTAAGAAAGAATGGTTAACGGCTAGAGATGAAAAGGTCAGGGATAGTCATGCCGCTGCTGATGGGCAGGTAGTTCCAATAACAGAATCATTCACGACTGGCATAGGTAGCCGTTTACAGTATCCCGGAGATCGCAGTTCAGCAGCTCCGGCAGGAGATATAATCAATTGTAGGTGTACCGTATTGGGTTTAAAATAAAACAGGGGGAAAGATGAAAAAACTATTCAAGACTTATTCAGGTGAAATTAAAGGTATTAACGTAGAAGAAAGATCATTGACAGCGTATGTGTCAACAGGGGCAACTGATCGTATGAACGAATCATTGGATCCAGCGGGTGCTGATATGAAGAACTTCAAGAAGAATCCAGTTGTTTTGTTTGCTCATAATTATAGCGAACCGCCTATTGGCAAAGCATTATGGATAAAGAAAGACGGCAAAGGGCTATTGTCTAAAGTCCAGTTTGCTAAGACGGCATTTGCAGAAGAAATATTTGGTCTATACAAAGATGGGTTTATGAACTCGTTTAGTGTTGGGTTCCGGCCAACAGAATGGGAAGATAACAATGACAAAAGCGGTAAAAGCAAGAAGCCGGATAGGGTATACACGAAATGGGAACTGTTAGAATATAGTGCTGTACCAGTCCCGGCTAACCCGGAAGCGCTTGCGCTTGCCATGCAAAAAGGGGTGATGACCGATGTTACTAAACAGTTTTTCATGGAAGATGATACTAAAACAAATGATGTTGAAACTTCAGAAGAAGATGAATCCGGCACCGATAGTACCGAAACCGAAACCGAAACCGAAAAAGAATCTGAAAAGAAAAATGAAGAACAGGCGGAGGAAGAAAGCCAAGAAAAGAAAATAGATATACTTGGTGATGCTATGGCTGAGGTAGAAATATTACAGAATGAGTTAAATATAAAGAATATAGAGATTAAAGAGTTAAGGCAGACTGTTTATAATTTGTATTATAGCCTTAATGCAAAA